GGGGGCCAGCACGGACGGGACGGGGCGAGACGGTCGGAGGGCCAGCACCGGACGAGCACGGACGCACGTGAGCCCAGCCCTGCGGCCGGGGGCCGCGTGGCTCACGGCTCCGGGGGTGTGCTATCGGGTCCGGGTGATGGGCAAGGCGGGCACCGACCACCGGACCGGGGCGGGGACGCAGGCGCATGCGGGGGCGGACGAGGCGCGGGCGCGGCTCGAGCGGGCGCGGGCGGTGGCGGTCGCGACGCGGGCCGAGCGGGTCGCGGCGCAGGAGCGGTGGCTGGCGTCGATCACGGACCTGTCGTTGGACGAGCTGCGGCGGACGACGCCGGCGCGGTTCTGGACGGTGGCGATGCTGCACTTGGGCGGCTACGATGCCACCGCCATCGCCCGGGCGGTGCAGTACACGAGCCATGCGGCGGCGCTGCGGGCGCTCAAGCATCCGGCGGTGGTGCGCATCGTCGCCTTGGTGCGCGACGCGCAGCTCGAGCGGGTGCTGCGGGGCGAGTACGGGGTGCTGGCGACGGCGAAGGCGGCGGCGCCGGCGGTGATGGAGCACGTCGCGGAGCTCGCCGGCGGGGTGAAGGATCGGGCGAGCGGGGAGCGCAAGGGGCGGGCGAAGCGGGATGCGGATGCGATTCGGGCGGCGGACCTGTTACTCACCACGAGCGGGGACAAGGTGGAGCGCAAGGCGACGTTGCACTTGCACGTGCTCGAGCAGCTCTCGGATCAGGAGTTGGAGGCGTTTTCGGCGCGGGGCGAGTGGCCCGAGCGCTTGGCGGGGGTCGGGCTGTTGCCGGGGCCGGGGGATGGGTAACGCGACGATCACCGGGCCGCCGGGGGGGCAGTGGCGGCCGCCGCGGCGGACGGGGGGCGTGCCGGGGGGCACGGGTGGGCCGCCGAGCGGGGCGGCGGGTGGGGACCTCACGGGGACCTATCCGAATCCGACGGTGGCGGCGGGGGCGGTCGGCAATGCCGAGATCAGCGACGTGGCGTGGGCGAAGGTGACCGGGGCGCCGAGCGCGTTTCCGCCGAGCGGGACCGCGAGCGGGGACCTTCAGGGGACCTATCCCGCGCCGACCATCAAGCCGTCGGCGTTGCCGTGGGCGGTGAGCGGCGGGACCTTGACGCCGAGCGATGCGACCAAGCTCGTCACGTTGCTCAACAGCACGGGCAATGAGCTGGTCTTTGGCCCGCGGACGGCGAAGGGCCGATTGAGTGCGGCGCCCGCATCGGCCCAAGCGTATCTGTTCTTCAACCGGGACATTACCAACGCGCTGGACGACGCCACGGTGAGCTCGTGGGGACTCGCGCTCGACGCCGCGGCGGATGCGTTTCGGGTCGTGCGGGCACCCGCCGGCACGACGGCGGCCACCAACCTGCTCGTGCTCGACAACCTGGGCGCCGCCACCCTCCAAGGCAATCTGTACTTCAACCAAGTGAACACCAATGGGAAAGGCTCGCTGGTGCCGTATTCCACCACGGGCATCATGGTAGCCGTGAACGATCGCTGGAGCCCCGCCGTGCCCGCGAATGCGTCGTGGAATCTCGAGTTGAACACGGCGGGGGATACCTTCTTGCTGCATCGCGCCGCCGGGGCCGGGTCGGGCACGACGGACCAGAATTTCCAATTCACGAGCACGGGGAACCTGACCATTACGGGCCCGACGGGGACGAAGTCGACCGGGACGACGTGGGCGAATCCGTCCGATCCGCGGTTGAAGCAGGATCTCGCGCCGTATACCGCGGGGCTCGCCGAGGTCGTGCAGCTCGTGCCCATCACGTACCGCTTGAAGGCGTCGCCCGACGCGCTGTGCTATGGGTTCGATGCCGCCGCCGTGCGCGCCATCTTCCCCGAATGCGTCACGGAAACCCGCATGAAGCTGGATCCGGCCGACGCGGAGGAGACCGACGGTGTGCTCACGTTCGATATGCATCCGATCCTCGTCGCGCTCGTGACGGCGATCAAAGAGCTGACCGCGCGCGTCGTGGCGCTCGAGGCGCATGCCTGAGCCCGGCGCCGGCGCGGGCCGGGTCTTGGGGCCCGACCATCCGCTGGCCATGCGCGCCGCGGCGCGCTTGCTGCTCGAGCAGCGCAAGACGCTCACGACGTACGGCCGCGATGGCGACCCGTGGGCATTTGTGCGGGACTGCGTGTGGACGCGCGACGAGGTGAGCGGCCGCGTGCGGCGCTACCCGGCGCACGAGTACGCCGAGCTCTTGGTGCGCCGCTGGCAGGAGCAGCCATTGCTTGCCGTCGCCAAGTCGCGGCGCATGGTCGTGACGTGGCTCTTTGTCGCGTGCAATTACTGGCTCGCCCGGTTCTCGCCCAATGCGAAAATTGCGTTCATGGCGCGGAAACTCGGGAAGACGGAGACGGAGGGGTCGGCGGAGCTCGTGCGCCGCGCGCGCTTCATTCACGAGCACTTGCCGGCGACGTTTCCCGTCTGCGAGGTGGAGTATTCCATCGGGTTTCTCCGCTTCCCGAATGGCTCGGAGATCGTCGCGCTCGGCGAGGGCGAGGAGCAAGCGCGGCAGCATACGTTTACCTCGGTGCTCGCCGACGAGGTGGCCTTCTGGGATCATGCCTTTGAGACGTGGGTGGCGTTGCGGCCGACGATCGAGGGCGGCGGGCGGTTGACGGCGGTCTCCAGCGCGGGGCCAGGTTTCTTCAAGGACCTAGTTCATGATCAACTTGGATAGCAAGCGTGTTGGTCGCCCTCCTCTACCACGCAAGCCAGCCACGGTGCAAGATGGGCTCGTGCGGATCCCGTTGACGCAAGGCTTCGTCACGCTCGTCGATGAGGCCGACTGGCCCGCGGTGTCAGCGCACACGTGGTGCGTCTTCAACGCCCATACGAAATGGCCGTACGCCGTGAGCGGGAGCGCCGGGTGCCGCAAGGGCAAACTGGTACTCCATCGCTTCTTGCTGGACGCGCCACCGCGACTCTACGTCGACCATGTGAACGGCAATACGCTCGACAATCGCCGCGCGAACCTCCGCCTCGTTACGCCCTCAGACAATCATGCGAATCAACGGGCATTCGGTATCTCGAGCCACTATCGCGGCGTGACGTACCATGCTGGCAAGTGGCTGGCGCGCGTGCGGGCGCGCGGCCGTGAGCACTACCTTGGGCGTTTCGTCGACGAGGAGGACGCGGCGCGCGCCGTCGACCGCACGTTGCGCGCCGTGTGGGGCGAGCATGCGCGCCTCAACTTCCCCGACCAACTCGGCTAATGGCGAACGACCCGGGTGAGTGGTACGCTGAGCGGGCCGAGCTGGCGGCCCACTTGGACTTTGCCGTGCGCCACTTGCAGACCTACCTGCGGCGCTTTGACGACCGCCGCCCGAGCCAGGCCACGCGGGCACCGCTGACCGAATACCTGTCCCGGCTCGTGCGCGACTTGGAACAGGCGCGGGATGTCGGCGATTGACGGGGGCGTCACCGACTCGGTGAACCTCCTTGACCGTATCCGTGCCGCGCCCGACGAGGAGATGGCGGCAACCCTCCTCGTCGAGGCGGAGCGAGAGCGCGCAGCGCTTCCCGACGCCGACCCATTCCGTCGCCCGATTGAGCTCCCGCTGGCACGGATCGTGGTCCACAAACTCAGGGCCGGCCGGCTCGTGTACTGGTCGTAGCTGGCGCGCTACGTCGGCGATTGACGCCCGCCGGGGGCGGCATGCTACACGGCCGCGCCGGCGTGAAGTACACCGTGGAGCTCGAGCTCACGTTGACGGTCGAGATCTACGACGCCGCCCGTGGCGCCGCGGTGACGCGCGAGACGCCGCCCGACCCGGACTGGGTCGCGCTCGCGGTGCGGCTCGGGCCGCTGGATGTCACCGAGGTGCTGCCGCCCGAGGTCCTGGCGAATCTCGAGGACGACGCGCTCGAGCGGCTGCGGCGCGCGGCGGACGAGCCCTAGGCGCGTAGCAGCTTCACGAGGACGGCCACCGTCAAGAGCACGTTCGTGCCGACCATCCACTTGAGCACGGCGAGCTCCCGCTCGATTGCCGCGAGCCGCGCCTCGTAGACCGCGACGGCCTCGGCGGCCTTACGCGCCGTATCCTCGGGGACGTGCGCCGCGAGGAAGGCGTCGTAAATTTCGGCAATCATGAGCCGCACGTCGTAACGCTACCGCGCCCGGCGGATCGGTTGCAAGGCACGCCGGGCACCCCGCCACCGCCCAAGCGCCACCACGCCGAGAAACGCGCTCAGGTCCTCGGGGTCGTCGTAGGGGACAAGCTGATACGAGCCATCGCGGCGGAGCTGCACGCCGAGCCGCGCCGGCGGCCCCCACGGCACGGGGGTCAAGACGCCGCCACCCGGGGGCGCATACCACATGCCGTCGAGCGCATAGCCGGCGGTCTGCAACGCATACGTCGCGGCCATCTTGGCCGTTGACTTGCGCTCGACGACGACGGGGCGACCGCCGGGCAGGAGGCCGACCACGTCGAGCGTGCCCGCGTAGCCGTAGCGGGGATGGTAGAGCGGCACCTGCGAGGCGAC